GAAAAATGGCTAGTACGTATTCGAGTGATTTAAAATTAGAGTTAATGACCACAGGTGAAAAGTCTGGTACTTGGGGTACTATTACTAACACCAACTTACAACAATTAGAACAAGCAGTATCAGGATACATTGCAATAGATGTTGGCTCAGCAGATGTAGCATTAGCTTTATCTAATGGTGCGGTATCCAATGGTAAAAATTTATACTTTAAAGTTACAGGAACTTTAACAGCAAATAGAACGGTGACGATGCCAGACTCTGCTGAGAGAGTTTTTATCGTTGAAGATGCAACAGATAGATCTGCATCTTTATTTACTTTAACCGTTAAAACAGTTTCAGGAACAGGTGTTGTAATACCAATAGCATCAACAAATTTATTATATTCAGATGGAACTAATATTTCTTTAGGTATTAGACATAAAGGATATGTAACTCCCGGAGCAACTTATACAACAGTTAATGGTGATCAAGTTTTAGTAGATACATCAGGAGGAGGAATTGGTGCACCCGTTACAATTAATTTACCAGCATCTCCATCAGTTGGTGATGAAGTTCATTTTATAGATACGGGTAATAACCTTGCATCAAACAATTTAACAATAGGTAGAAATAGTTCTAATATTTTAGGATCTGCTTCTGATTTAGTAGTATCTACAAACACAGCAGCATTTACATTAGTCTATGTTAATGCAACAAGAGGCTGGGTCTACAAAGATAACATATAGGAGCTAACAGATGGCTCTAATTGACTTTAAAGTCTTACCGGGAATAGACAAGCAAGATACAACTGCTGGCGCAGAACAGCGTTGGGTAGATTGTAATAATGTACGATTTAGATATGGACTACCAGAAAAAGTTGGTGGTTGGGCTTCACTCATTACAGATACAATTACTGGAGTTGCAAGAAGACAATTCGCTTTTGTTGATTTAGATGGAAACAGATATGTTGCAATAGGAACAGATAAATTTTTACTTATTTATTTTGAAGGTCAACTCTATGACATTACACCTTTAAAAACGACTTTATCATCTGCAACTATTGCAACAACAGATACTTCAGCTGTTTGTTCAATTACAACAGGATCAAATCATAATTTATCAGCAGGTGATATCGTACTAATTGATAACGTAACTTTACCAGTGGGAACAGGTTATGCAGATTCTGATTTTGAAAACAAATTATTTCAAGTAACTTCTATTACATCAGCAACAGTATTTACCATTACACAAAGTACAGCTGCAACAGGAACAGTTGCAACCGGTGGAAGTATAGATGTTAAACCTTACGAACAAGTGGGGCCTGCAGCTCAATCTTATGGTTATGGTTGGGGTACAGATACTTGGGGTAATGGTGGTTGGGGTGAAGCTTCATCTGCAACTGATGTAGCACTTGAACCAGGTTTATGGTCTTTAAGTAATTTTGGACAAGTTCTTGTTGCAACAATTGCAAATGGAAAAACATTTACATGGAATTCTGGAGATGCATCAAGATTAACTACTAGAGCATCAACAACTACATCAGGATTTCAAACAACTAATAACCCAACTGCAACTAGGGTATCTTTAGTATCACCTACAACACGTCACTTAATTCATTTAGGAACAGAAACAACTATTGGAAATACAGCAACTCAAGATGATATGTTTATTAGATTCTCGGACCAAGAAGATATAAATGATTACACTGTTACAGCGATTAATTCTGCTGGAACACAAAGACTTCAAGATGGTACAAAAATTATTGGAGCTTTAAAAGCAAAAGAAACTATTTTGATTTGGACCGATAATGCATTGTATACCATGAAGTTTATTGGTGCACCTTTTACATTTAGTTTTGATCAAGTAGGTACGAACTGTGGATTAATTGGTAAAAACGCAGCTGTTGAAATAGATGGTGTTGCATTTTGGATGTCTAATAACGGTTTCTTTATGTTTGATGGTACGGTTAAATCATTACCATGTTCTGTTGAAGATTATGTTTATGATCAAGCAGATACTACAAAAGGTCAACAAGTTTATGCAGGTTTAAATAATCAGTTTACAGAAGTTACTTGGTATTATCCATCAACAAACTCTGAATATAATGATCAGTATGTTGTTTACAACTATGGAGCTGGTGGAGAAAAATTACCTGGTGGCGTTTGGTATATTGGAACAGAATCCAGAACAACTTGGATTGATGCTAGTGTATATCCAAAACCTTTTGCAACTAAATTTAATAGTTCAGATACGGGAACTTTCCCGGTAATTATTGGTGAATCAGGTTTAGGTCAAACAGTGTTTTTTGAACATGAAGTAGGAACAGATCAAGTTAATCCTGACGGTAGTACAACAACAGTAACTTCGTTTGTAAAATCATATGACTTTGATTTACAAGCAGAAGGAACAGCTGGAGAAGTATTTTTAGCAGTTAGAAGATTTATACCTGATTTTAAAGATTTACAAGGTAATGCTCAAGTTACATTAGCTGTTAAACGATATCCTCAACAATCAGAAACTACAACAGCTTTGAGTCCCTTTACAATTACACCAACTACTGATAAAAAAGACACTCGAGCTAGAGGTAGATTTGTAAGTATTAAAATTGAAAATAGTTCTAATTCTGAGACTTGGAGATTTGGAACAATGAGATTAGATATACAACCTGATGGAAGAAGATAATGGCAAAGATTAATGTAAGAATACCTGAACCTAAAAAAGAATATGACGAATCGAACCAAAAACAAATTAATAGATCAATTGCTTTAGTTGTAGAACAATTGAATTCAACATTCTTAGATGAATTAAAACAAGAGACTGAAAGGTTTACTTGGTTTACGGAGCAAACTAACTAATGGCAAACATATATAAAAACGCATTTTTTGATCTAGCTACCACAGATAAAATAGATGTTTACACTCCACCATCAAATTCAAGAGCGATTGTTAAAACAATACAAGGTAATAATCACGCTGGATCTAACCCTGAATTAGAAGTATTTGTATATGATAATTCAGCTGCTACAGAATATGAAATATCACACAAAGTAATTTCAGCAAAAACATTTCAAAATATGATATCTGGGTCTTTAATTTTGGAAGAAAATGATGTATTAAGAGTACAAGCTTCTACTGGAGGAGCTATTGAAGGTTTTGTAAGTATATTGGAAATTAACAGAGAATAGGAGAAACATGGCGTTTAAAGAAGAAGCAGAAGTAAACTACACAATAATAAATGGTAAAAAAGTACCTGTAGTTAAGTGTGAAACAGAAGTAGTATTGAGAAATACACAGACAAATCAAGAATATAATTCAGATGAAGAAGCGGAAAATGATATCAAAGATCCAAATACAGCTACTCAAAAAGAGCATATAACAAGATCTTTAAAGATAAAAGTTGCTGCAATGCCTCCATTAGGGGCTGCTTCTGACTCTAAATAATATTGTAAAAACATGTAAATTAAAGTATATTGACAAAAAACTATGACAATAACTAGATCTCAAATGTACAGACAATTACGTAGAGGTGGCGGAATTACAAATGCGGTGCCTAGAAGAGGTTATTTTTTAGGGGACATTGTTGACGCTGCAGGAGACTTTTTAGGTAGTGCAGCAGATAAAGTTGGAGACTTTGTTGGTAGTGTTGCTGAAAAAGTTGATGTAAAAGATTTAGCATCTCTAGCAGCCTTAGCATCTGGCAACCCGCAGCTAGCGGCGAGCATCCAGAGTATGGGTGGTGGCACCGGTAATCCATATTTAGATACGGGTTTACAAATTTATAGTGGACTTGATACTGGAAACTCTGTTTTTGCTAATGCTTTTCCTCAGTATGATAAAAAAGAAGACGTTAATCTTTTTACAGAAGCTTTAAAACAATATACAAAGAAAAAAACAGGAGCACGTGATGATGATGATGAAGAAAAGAAAACTACAACACAAAAAATATTAGAAGAATTATTATCAACGAAAGGTATCACAAGTCTTGTTGGAGGTTATTTAAGTTATAAAGATCAAAAAAGAGTTAATGAAGCTCTTCAAAAAAGATATGAAGATTACAGAAGAGCAGAAGAAGCAAAAAGAAAACAATATACAACAGGTCAAGGTTTACAAGG